TTCTCAAACTTCCGGTTCAAGACAAGATCGAGTCGCCGAAGGGCACATGGGATACTGTCACGTTCAACGTGCAGGCTCAGGAAGCCCTCGACAACGTGGATATGTCTGACTACAAGGGAGATGTGTCGGGCATCTTCAACCGCGTCCAGTTCATGTTCGACACGAACGACGAGGCAAAGTTCGAGCAGACCCTCTTCCGCTTGCGGACCTTCCTCGAGAAGCACATGAAGGTAGCCGACGATGGTATGTCGGTAAACGAGGCCCTCAATGCCTCAACCGGAGGCGAGTTCCTCGGCGACGTTGCGTGGCGGCAGGACGCGAACGATCCCGAGACGTTCTACGCTGAGATCAAGCGCACCGCTCCGGTCGAATAACCTGCTTGTGGGAGGGAGGTCAAAGCCCCCCGATCTTCCTCCCACCCTTTTGGAGGTCCCTCAATGTACATTCTCTATTCCACCCGCTTGCATGGGTGGCTTAGCAAGTCCAGCCAATATACTTCCGACCGAAGCCAAGCCCGCCAATTCGAGCGGGCTTCCGCGCTTGAGTTTTGCCGCAAGCACAAGGACCATTCCGGTATCACTCTCGTTCCTATTAATCTCGACGACCTCGCGGAGATTGTATGACCAGTGGAAATTTCCAGACCTACCCACTCGACGCGGTGTGGGTAGAGCGCGATCTTCGCCAGCGCCGCGAGCTCCGAAACATCGAAGAGCTCGCCGAGTCCATCCACCGCAACGGCCTTATCAATCCCATCACAATCACACACGAAGGGAAACTGGTAGCCGGTGAACGTCGCCTAACCGCTTGTCGTTCCCTTGGTTGGACCTCTATCTCTGTCCAATTTCAAGAGGACCTCGACGAATACAAACTCCAATGCGTCGAGCTCGAAGAGAATATCAAGCGAGAAAATCTCACTTGGCAAGAGGAAGTCGAGGCCCTTGCCCGCTTCCACGCAATCAAGTCGCAGAACGAGGAAGGCTGGACGCAAGCCGACACAGCAGCGGCTATCGGATATAGCGCTCCAGATGTTACCAAGAAACTCCAAGTTGCCGAACAACTTGGCAACGAAGCAGTCCGTAGCGCCGAACGTCTGTCCGCAGCGGTAAACATTGTTCAGAGAAACAATGAGCGGCGCAAGGCCTCAGCCCTCGCAAACATTGAGGTAGCGACGAATGAAGTCCTCGGGGAAAAGCCCGCGGCCAAGCCGAAGATCCCCATCCTCCACAAGAATTTCCACGAGTGGCAGGAGACATATGATGGACCTAAGTTTAATCTCATTCATTGTGATTTTCCTTACGGTATCAATGTTGCCGATGCTCCTCGTATGTCGGCCTCAATCAAGGATCACTATGAAGATAGCCCTGATATATATTGGGCTCTCCTTGCTCGGCTCGAGCTCGCTATGTCTAATTGTGTGGCTGACTCAGCGCATCTAATCTTTTGGCACTCAATGAAATACCACGCGGATACAAAGCAAACACTTGAAGGAATGGGCTGGAAGGTTAACCCGTTCCCGCTCATTTGGTTTAAGTCTGACGGAGCAGGAATTGCTCCCGATCCTCAGCGGGGGCCACGACAGGTTTATGAAGCCGCCTTCTTTGCCACGAGGGGCGACCGCAAGTTAACCGAAGCTGGCTGCGTCGCCAACGCATTTGCCTACCCAGGTAAACGAGACGACGACTCGCATATCAGCGAGAAACCCTATCCCATGCTCCGCCACTTTATGCGAATGATATGCGACGAATATTCTCTAGTGCTCGATCCCACCTGTGGCAGCGGCAACGCGCTAAAGGTAGCCGAGGACTTGGGCGCGAACCATGTGCTTGGATTGGAACAGAGCGAGACATTCTTTGGAGACGCAATTGCTCGTTGGGAGGATAGAGGTTGGAGCTTACTATAATGAGAATAATCCTTTTTGTGCTGAGTGGATAAGAAACTTAATCGAGGCATCATATATTCCTCCTGGGGTAGTCGATGAACGCTCAATAGAAGAAGTAAAACCACAAGACCTTAAAGGATTTGAACAATGCCATTTCTTTGCTGGAATTGGAGTCTGGGCGTATGCTCTACGAGAAGCTCGCTGGCCTGATTATACACAAGTTTGGACTGGCTCTTGTCCTTGTCAACCTTTTAGTATAGCCGGAAATCGTGAGGAGTTTGGGGATGAACGAGACCTCTGGCCAATCTGGGCTGACCTCATCCGAGAATGTAACCCTCCAATCATTATTGGAGAACAGGTTGCGAGCAAGGCTGGCCTTGTATGGTTCGATTTACTATCAACTGATTTGGAAGCAGCAAACTACAGTGTCGGGGCGGCAAATTTGTGTGCTGCGGGCGTCGGCGCTCCACACCGCAGACAACGGTTATATTGGCTTGCCCACGCCGAGTGGGACAAGCAACAGAGGAAAGAACAATGTAGCGGGGCGCCTCGACGAGTGGGGAGGAGCAACCAACCCCTTCCGTGGAACACCCCTTGGCCCGCTGCACTTGCCAAATTTCGAGCGGTGGATGATGGGATTACCAGAAGTGTGGCAACAACTGACGTCTACCGTAATGCGATCGTTGCGCCTCTTGCCTCCGAATTCTGTGCAGCTGTAAAAGATATTTTATTATAATGGAGGTATTGTGACCCACCCCGAACAAATAGCTAACCGTTGGCACAAGCAATGCGAGTCTATCCCATCATTATCTCCATTTGAGCTCGGCCTGCATGAGACGCTTGACATTCTCCGTGCGCATATGGTAGCATTAGAAATTCTGGCAAAGGAGTTGCGGGAGTGTCAGGAGAAATCCTAATCGTTGGCGAGGCTTGGGGACAGAAAGAGGAAGAACTCGGTCGTCCGTTCGTCGGTCCCTCTGGCTATCTCCTCGACCAAATGCTCTCACACGCAGGTATCGACCGACGAGACTGCTATCTTACCAATGTATTCAACCTGCGCCCCCGTCCGTCAAATGATGTTAAGAACCTATGCGGGCCGAAGGCTGAAGGCATACCGGGGATGCCTGCACTTGTAAGGGGCAAGTATGCAAAACGAGAATATGCCTGTGAGCTCGACCGCCTCTATCGAGAAATCAGTGATCGACGACCTAATGTCCTCTTGTGCTTGGGAGCTACTGCGTCATGGGCATTGTTGCGTTCGACTGGTATCAAATCCATCAGGGGGTCAACTGCACTGGTGCATCCAGCCGTGGCAGAGCGTATTGGGTACGAAGCTAAAGTCCTCCCCACATACCACCCAGCCGCTGTCATGCGACAATGGACCTTGCGACCAATCGTAATCGCAGACTTTGAGAAAGCCAAGAGGCAAAGTTATGACAAGTCCTTCTCCCGCCCGAGCCGTAACATTTGGGTCCGCCCAACTCTTGAAGATCTTGCGCTCTTTGAGCGGGAACACATATCCTCGGCGAGTCTTATCTCTGTCGATATCGAGACAAAGCAAAATCAGATTACTTGCATCGGGTTCGCTCCGAGCGGTTCGGATGCACTCGTTGTACCATTCTACTCTGAGCCAGGAAAGTCCTACTGGAACCGAGAAGAAGAAATAGTAGCTTGGCAATTTGTCCGGAGTTGGCTCGCCAAGTGCAACAGCGTATATCAAAACGGACTCTACGATCTTAATTTTCTTTGGAGCCAATATGGTATTCCCGCTCCCCGCGCGAGTGAGGACACCATGCTACTCCATCACGCAATGCAGCCAGAAATGGAAAAGGGACTCGGGTTCTTAGCGTCCCTCTACACCGAGGAGGCTTCATGGAAGTTTATGAGGAAGGGGAAGATGGACCATGATTAAGCCAGACTACGCACTCCCAATGCCGCACCTTCGCGAGGAAGCCGATCGAGTAAAATTCGGCGATGAGGTTGCGGCAGATCTTCGACAACTTAAGAAGCTTGTCGTTGATCCAAGCCTATCCTTTGATGAGCTTCGCCATCGGATGAGTGTGGATAAACGCACGCTGAAGAAACTCCTTAAAATACTCGGAGATCCTCGTGCGTGAGTATAAAGGCGGAACCGCTTGGTGCGTGTGGCGATGGACGGAAGTTCGAAGCGAATACATCACCCGCTTGCACTTAGTCAAGTGTCCTTGGTTCGCAGTGTGTTTGCATTGGCTACACAAACCGGACCCTGAGCTCTACATGCACGACCACCCAGTCTCCTTTCTCTCTATAATTCTCCGAGGCTGGTACACCGAGCTTCGCAATGGCCAAGTCAGGCATCGACGAAGGTTCAACTTTATCAAGGCCTTACCGACTGATCGCCATCGTATCCTTTACACCGCCCCCCACACTTTAACCCTGTGTTTTATGGGACCGAAGCGGAGGGAATGGGGCTTTTGGACCCCAACTGGCTGGGTCATGTGGAAAGATTTTTATGCCAACTATCCTTGACACAGCTGAGTTAAACTTTGACGCTCTAAGCGCAGACGAGAACCATTGGGTCTACAACGGCCTTGACTGTTGCGTAACGCACGAGATTTTCACAGAGCTCCGCAGCCAAGCAGACAACGTGGCGCTTGCCACCTACGAGTTTTCAAAGGCGCTCCAAGCGCCAATCCTCGAGATGAATATGCGGGGCCTGCTTGTCAACAAGCGGCGCAAGTCGAAAGTCGTATATGATATTAAGCGAAAGATGGAGCGGCTTGAAGAACAATTCAACTATCTCGTCCGCGAGGGAGTAGGTGTTGAACCTATAAATTGGCGCTCGCCAGCGCAGCTTAAAAATCTCCTCTACGGTGTGATGCAGCTTCCTGAGCAGAAGAAGATCACCAATGGAGTCTGGAGCACAACGACGGATGAGGAGGCACTTGAGAAACTTTCTAACTATTTCATCGCCGAGCCACTCTGTAACCATCTTCTCCTCCTGCGAGGGCTCGGTAAAAGCCTCGGCTTCCTCGAAACGAACATCGACCCTGACGGTCGGATGCGAACGCAATTCAAGATAGCCGGCACTAACACCGGGCGTTTTGCCTCTAGCGTCACCGACTTTGGGACAGGGACAAACCTCCAAAATGTCACCTCCTCCCTGCGCTCAATCTTTGTCGCCGATCCAGGTATGATGTTCTGCAACATAGACCTAGAGCAAGCTGACTCGCGCAACGTCGGCGCCCTTTGTTGGGAGGCCCTCCTCGACCGAAGCGATTGGAACGAACAGACAGCTGGAGCATATCTTGATGCGTGTGAGAGCGGCGACCTGCACACTTATGTCAGCAAAATCGCGTACCCCGATTTGCCGTGGGGCACAGCGCCTGACAGAGAAATCGCGGAGAGGCTCGCGTACAAGCACTATGACTATCGCTATCTATCGAAGAAATGTGGGCACGGCTCCAATTACCTCGCGACTCCGCCAACAGTCGCAAAGCACGCACGGATTAGCCGTAAGGTGGCCGAAGAGTTTCAGGCAAAGTACTTCTCGGCCTTTCCGTGTATTCCGGCTTGGCACGATACAATATTCAAAGAGCTGGAAACGCTTGGCTATCTACAGACACCATTTGGTCGCCGCCGCTTTTTCTTTGGTCGTCCGAAGGAAGGTGCGACGCGCCGTGAAGCGGTGGCTTTCACTCCGCAATCTATGACTGCTGATGAGATCAACCGAGGCATCCTCAACCTGTGGCGGGGCGAGCGGGTACAACTGCTCGTCCAAGTCCACGACTCTATCCTCTTCCAATTCCCCGAGCATCTTCGAGATGAGATTGTGCCGTGGGCGCTCGAGACTATCAAAGTAGCCTTGCCGCTAAAACGGGGTCGCGAGCTGGTTGTGCCGACCGACGCCGAGACTGGCTGGAATTGGGGTAAGTGGAACAAAGATGATCCCGGAGAAAACCCCGATGGCTTAAAGAAGTGGAAGGGCGGCGACGACCGAAAGCGAGAAGAGACAAAATTCCAACTTTCGCTTGCGGACTTCTAATGCCCCGCAAGCTTACCAACTTCATCCAAGGCTTCCTTCGATACACCGAAGGCCGCGGTTCCCCTGCAATCTATCGCAAGTGGACAGCAATCTTTCTCGTGTCCGCTATGATCGAGCGCAAGGGTTGGCTCACCACGGTCAAAGGCCGGTGGTTTCCAAACCAATATATTCTCCTCGTCGGGCCAGCTGGGGTGGGCAAATCCCTTTGCACACGCCTTGCTAACGATCTAATTGAAGAGGTACGATCAGAGGACCTCGTCATTCACCTTGCTCCGACTAGCGTGACAAAGGCTTCGCTTATCGACCGGCTTGCCGAGGCTGAGCGGCGTATCATCCGCCCGATGGAGACGCCGGCGATCACCGCGTTCAACTCCCTCGTAATCGTTCCCAACGAGTTCGGCGTGTTTCTTCCTTCATGGGAAGCTGAGTTCATGAATACACTCACCGACTTGTGGGATTGCGGGCGCTATGCGGAGTCCAGGAGAACAGGGAACACAAGGATAGAAATCCCTAACACACAACTTAACCTGCTATCCGCGACTACACCCGCGCAGCTCAACAACCTTCTTCCCGAAGGGGCTTGGGAGCAGGGATTTATGTCCCGAGTTCTCATGGTTTATTCCGGTGAGTCCCACCACACAGACCTCTTCGCCGAGCTCGATCTTGATGGAGCCCTTTACAAAAAGCTCGCAGAGGATCTAAAAGATATCCACGCGATCTTTGGAGAGTTCTCCGTATCGGATGAGGCTAAAGAAGCTATTAATGAATGGGCACTCGCAGGAGGCCCTCCCATCCCTGACCACCCAAAGCTGGTATCTTATAGGACTCGCCGAGCAGCACACCTGCTTAAGCTAATGCTTGTCGCTAGCGCAGCTTGTGACAGTGAACGTATCATCACCATAGACCATTTTGCCGAGGCACTTGATTGGTTAGTCGAGCTCGAGTCCTTCATGCCCGATGTTTTCAAATCCCTCAAGGTGGGTGGAGATGCTCGAGCCATCGAAGAATGTTGGCATTTCGCTTACAATCATTATATCAAATCTAAGCAGCCGGTTCCCGAGCATCTCCTTGTCACCTTCCTCCAAGAGAGAGTGCCCGCCCATAGCATCGAACGTATCCTCGATGTTATGGAACGGGCGAGGCTTCTCGAAAAGCAGTTCATCTCAGGAGGTCATGGATACCTGCCTAAGACTCGGGCTAGTTAATACGGCGAAACCAGCCGTAAGCAAACTCCTCATTTGCTGATCGTTGCCGGGCAAGGTCTAGATACCTTTGCCCTTGCTGACAATTCAAGGCTTTGAGAAGTACCAACTCCCCTTCCGTTCCGCGGATATTCTTATACCCTTGGAGCGCTTTGAGCGTAGCCGGCCCCACCTGTCCATCCTCTTGAATATCCGCGTAGAGCTTGCCTTGACGATTGAAAGCGTTGAGCGCAATCTGGAGCCAAAGGCTTGGCCAATGCGCTCCAAGGTTCACTCCGGAGTCAAACAGCTCCGCGGCTACATTTGGGTACACAGCAGCCACTTGTGTAAATCCAGGCTTCTCAGCGTATTCGTGCCGATAAATCCCCACGGCGAGGTCACGGGGTAACGAGGCCATTGGGCCAGAGTACCCATTCTCTCTCGCAACTCTAACAGTGATACCCCACATGGTTTCACCGCCGAGGTCGGCGGGGTTATTTGAATAACCTCCCTCCAGCCCAATCGTTCGATCAATCATCTGGTCAATGGTTGGCATTTGGACAAGCGGCCCTATACCGCGCGTTGTGCTCCTGCAGCGTTGTCACTGTAGCATCGCTGTCGAGCAAGTTACCTGGATCATCCTGCCCTGAAACATCAGCTGGACTATACTGGATAGGAGCATCTCCTTGGCACCAACTACTTTCCTGCCGAGTTTGGCTTGTATCTGTCACAGGCGGAGGGACGCCGGCTGTCGAGCAAGCACTGACGATAACGCTCAGCACTCCTACCATTGTCAGTTTTAAGAGTCTGTTCTGCATTTTTTGCATCCTTCAGTTGATTAAGAGTTTGAGTCTGCCCAGCGATAACAACGCCCTGCGCTCCAATAGTTTGCTGTTGTGCATCGTGAACGTGCTTTCTATGCGTATATTCGGCCCATACGGCCCCGCCTAGCGCCAAGAGCACCGCGACCGCCCCCACGATCAACCAACCCCGCGCAACGCCAAATAGCGCTTTCTCTCCAAGCCATGCACCTATCGCGCCCATAACTCAGTCCTTTCTAAATGTTATAACTCGAGAGCCGCCGGCGATAAGAGTGATACCTAACCCGACAAGCACGTGGCCCCACCAAGGAAGATGCTGGTTCAATTCTACCCACTGATCAGGGTTAGCAGAAAAGTAGGCGAGCATAATACCAGCCACCCAAGCAACTCTTGTAGACGCAAGAGTGAACATACTCTTAAACCAATTATCAATTAACTGAATTTTCATATTAACCTCCTATTAAGGTACAGCCGTGACGAGCTGGTCGGCGGCAGGCTTGCTCATCGGTAGGCCGTCCAGTCAACGCTGGCGGTCGAACCCGCGTTGTCGCTGTTGATCGTGAAGCCGCTGGTCGTCTTGCTCGCCCAACTGAACTTCTCGGCCGCATTGCCCGACAGCGCGATCTTATAGCCA